TTTTCGGCGACGGCGAGGGTGGTGCCAGAGCCGCAGAAAAAGTCGGCGACGAGTCCGTGAGTGGGGCACGTAGCGGTAACAATACGCTCAAGCAGCTTCTCGGGCTTCTGGGTAGCATAGCCGGTTCGTTCGTCTGCGGTTGAGACGATATAGGGAATCTGCCACACATCTCCCACCTTCACACCCTTGTTCTCGTCCTCCAGATAGACTTTGTATCGATGGCCTTTCACGGTATGCCATCGCCATCGCCGCCCATCTTCATCGACGTACTTGTAGTCATTCTTGATCCAGTCGCCGTACGGCTCATATGGTGGATCGAAAAAGTAGTCTGTGCCCTTTGCGTAAAACAAAATGATGTCATGGAGGCCTTGGTACTTCCGTGACACGGCCGTCCAGCGTCTATAGTGCCAGATGATATCATTGATGAAACCATCTGGACCAAAGACCTCGTCAAGCACTGGCTTGAGAAAGTACGCGACACGCCAATCCAAGTGTATGTAGAAGCAGCCGTTTGGCTGAAGCAAGTCGTAGAGAATCTGAATGCGCTCGCGCATCATTGTTAGGTAGGAAGCAAGGCCGCGCCCCCATGTATCGCGATACGCTTTTTCCTCGATGAGCGACTGTTCCTTCGTTATCTCCTCCCCGGTTTCGCCAACTTCGGTCGTGAACGAGAAATCCGCCCCCGTCGCGAACGGGGGGTCGATATAAATGAGGTCGATCTTCCCGGCGAACTTCTCCAAGAGTGACCCCATCACCAGCAGATTGTCGCCCCAGATGAGTTTGTTCTTCCAGCCCTCCTCGAAGGTGTCGCCCTCCTTGCCCTCGTAGATGTCGAAGAGCGTGGGCTGTCTCTCGCGCTCCTTCCGGGCCTCGCGCGTGGCGCGGCTTTCGTTGACGGTCTCGATGACCTGGAAGGGCAGGCTCACGCGCGGCACTTCCTTCAGCGTGCCGTCCTCGTTGTACTTGCCAGGCCAGACCAGCTCGGTTTTAGTAATCTCAATCTTTGCCATGTTTACCTTCCTCTATCCGTTTCAGGGATGATACCTTCACTGTGGCAGAGCATCCGCAGGTCGCACTCCTGGCAGATCCGCGCCTCCGGCGGCGTGGTCACCGCAAACTCGCGCGCCTGGATGCGGCGCACGGTTTCGTCGAAATACCGCCCGGCCTCTTCGACCCGCTGCGGGTCGTAGGGCAGGACCATCAGGGCATCCGCTTTGCGCGACTCCGAGGTCCAGTAGAGCATGAGCCGGTCCACGCGCCGACCGTAGCGCCGCTCCAGGATATGGGCGTAGGTGCAGAGCTGCCGCTCGTAGGCGGCAATCAGCTCTGGGCTGTCCTTTGGCCGCGGCGAGGTCTTGAAGTCCAGCAGCTCCAGTTTGCCATCGCCGCCGAGAAGGAGATCCACTTTGCCGGCGAGGATGTATATGATCACGTCCATCATTCACTCCTGTTAAATTCTCCCGCTGTTAAATTGGGAGGCTGTTTTTTCACCTCCTCGGACAGGTGCTCGGTTTCGTTCAGTTGCAGAAACTGAATCCGTGGATTTCTTGCTCGAATGGTGTAAATGACCATGGCTTTCTCCTTTCCTTTCTCCTTTTTTCCTCTTTCTTCCTTCCATCTTCTGTATCAGAGTATATCACATGAAGCTCGCGAATGTCAACTCCCCTTCTTCCACAAACGGAAATCCGCAGATCTTCCAGTTAGATCCCTCGCACTTCTCAAACCCGCAGCCCTCCAGGATCGCCTTCTCAATCTCATCCCTGTTCTTGTTTGCTTCATTCACATTCCCACACAACAGCATCCTGTGATAGCGGTCGTGCTCCGTCTCCACCTCGTCGCACCAGCGGTCGATCTCTTCCGCCGACAGATACTCGGCGTGGATCCCGCAGTGTGCGAGGATTCGATCGGCCTCCGCCTTGTTGGGGTAGCGGCACTTTGCCACCCCAACAACAACCCCGTCGAAGAAAACGACGTCTTTAGCTTCGAACACGGCGGGAGCCGCTACGAACCATAAGTCCTCCCGCCACCACTCCAAACCCGCTCTCTTTCGAAAGACGTTCGGGTTGAAGCAGGTAATCGCAGGACCTGAGTTGATTGTAGTTTTCACGACGGTCTGATAGGTCTTTGAAGCGGCAGCACCATAAAGCTTCTGGGCGTCGGCCCCCTCCTCAGCCGAAGCAATCCGCACGGGGATTGTGAGGACGACGTCGTCCTCGCAGGTTCGAGCATCAACCCACCACGAGCCGGAGCGGGGCTTCTTCCTATCGAAGCGAAAATATCGGAGGCCGACCAGCTCGTAGGAAACGCCCCACAAATGGTTCCCAAGAGTTTGTAGGAAATAGATATCTTTGTTCTGCGGATCAATATAGTAGCTCATCGCTTTCTCCCTTCTCTTCTCCCTTCTCTTCTCCCTTCTCAGATAAATCTTGCAAACATCAGCCGATTGCCGTCCGCGAACGGAAACCCCCTCAGCATCCCTACCAGCGGATCTTCAATCTTCTCATCTTTGATCCTACTTCCTGCATTCCGCTCACAATACAGCTTGAACATCTCATCCTCATCAACGTACACGGCTTTTACGCCAGCATACGCCAAGATCCTTTCGACCTCGTCGCCGGCAATCGGGCAACGGCATCGCGCCATCGATACAAGCGCTCCATCGAAAAAAAGAACACTTGATGAATTAAAAACCGTCGGCACGTCGACGAACCACAACCTTCCGTCGCTTCCTCGTGTCAAGCCAGTGAACTCCCGCAGCACTCTACAATCAAAATGCCTAATTGTGAGGCCTGCTTCTACTTGAATGTTCTCTTCTACTTTGTAGCTCCATCGCCTACCCGTTTCGCCGTTCGGCACACTTCTGACGGGGATCATCAGCGAAACCTTGCCGATGCGACAAGATTCAGATACCCACCAGAAATCCGGCTTCGGCACCTCGCGCCTGTATTGGTAGGTTCTAAGCCCTACCAACATGGAGTGGTAGTCGTCCTTCGGGCGGCGGTCACTTGTAAAATCAAGGAAATAGATGCTGTCGTTGATCGGGTCAATTTGGAGTTTCATTGCCATCTCTCCTCTTTCTTCTTCTCTTCCTTCTCCCAGCTGCACTAGACTGAATAATCTTTCAAGAGACTATCCAAAAACTCATTCACCTTTCGCTCAACCTCCGGATGCTCCTTCGCAAGGCGTCTTGCCTTGCTGATCGTCGAAACAGGAGCGAGCTTCCTTCTCAACTTGGTCGACTCAAGGTTCCTCACATGTCGGTTGACTGCTGTGAGGATGGCGTCCGGCCCAACGCCCTGAAGAGCCTCCTGGACGGTTTCATACACCGGCACCTGCGTGGAGAGTGCCTGGCCCCAACCTCGATAAAACCAAGTGTCTCCCTGATCTGCCGTTACTGCATACCATCTTCCAATACCATCCCCTACGATTGTAACCTGAGCTGATCGCAATGGAGGAGCAATCGACTGAGCTTGATTCCAAGTCAAAGGTCCGTCAGGAGTACCGCAATTAGGCCACAAAGCCTCGTACAGACGAAATTCAGTTACTTCGAACCTTGCCAAATCTTCATCCGAGTAGTCCCATTGCAACATAAAGTCTCGGGATGGAAACTGTTGTAGTACACCAAGCATCAAACCGATATTAAGTAACAAATTAGAAATCATATTTCCTCCACGAATTACTCTTCTTCGTCGAGATCAAGAAGTCCCCTAAATATACTCAATAGAAACAACAGTGCAATTACTCCACAGACTTGTACTAGAATATTTCCTGTGGCAATAGACCATATTACCGGTACAAAAAGTATCGCCATGAACAACAAGCGAAATGTCCAAATTAAAATGCTTAGTATCAATTCTTACTCCTTTTTCTTAAAATTAAACCAACTACAATATCTATATTGTTTATCCAACGAGAAATCCCGACTACCCATATTATAATTGCTCCTATGATACATGATGTAAAGACCCCGGTTTCAACATATATCATAAATACGATAAAAGCAATTGCTACTGTTATGACAACAAGTCTAAACAATCTACAAAAAGCATTTTTCATCTATCATTATACCACAACTTATATTATATCGCAAGTCCCTGATGTACAGGCATACTCTCTTGCTCCCGAAGTAAAATCAGACGATTCGAACAGTCTTAGCAATCCCATATCCAAACTCTCAATCTGATTGATTCTGTAATAGTATTCGTCACGATCTATCTCTTCGTACGGAGCTAGATCATACTTCAACGAATCATCTTCCTTGGGGAGGAAACTGAGCCCTACGATTTTGTCGAAATTATCGTAAACCCAATGCTCAACCTTATCCCACTCATCTTTCCCAACATATATCGTAGCCGATACAGTATGTTCTGCATAATTATCGGAAAAACATTTCCAATGCTCTAAATGAGTAATTGCATCTATGTCACTTCTAGTAATAGCTCCAACGGGAGATGCAACCGGGAATTCAGCAACATATACGGTAGGGGATTCCCCACTCCCGTTCTCGGGATAAATCGGAACGTCGAATACACGTAGTACATCTAGGATAGGGTCCGCAGCACCAACCCTGACTCTACGTAGATAGTACTTAGAATACCGTGGATGTAAGCCGGAACTGCAATTAACCAACTGAGAAGAATTTCCACTCGGCTTGACGCAAGTAGTTGCGGTTGATGGATTGATTCCCATTTTCTTGGCATATTCCGCATTAACCTTAACGATATAATTCTTTAAATTTGAAAGAAGATTGCTATCAATCACAAGATCCGGATTATCATAAATACCTGTAAGAGATACTCCAAGAAGACGTTCTTCCTCACAAGTATTCTTCCACTCCTCACTAAGATATGAGAAATTCGTAAGGGTAGATTGATACGTCCCTAGAATAGTGGCCAGCTTGGCTTTCCTGAAAAGACTACGACGATCATCATAAGACCTGACTATGATATTGGTAAGATTGCATAGCTGAGTATTGTTTAAGACGATCTCACCACAAGGATTCGTTCCGATACGTTCTTTATCGAGGAACTTCTTACGTCTCTCGGGAGACTTTAGGTAAGCGGCTTCGCGATTAAAAATTCCCCTTTCTCCCGTTCCCGATTCAACCAGCGAAGTCCATTCATTATGGAATTCATCGTAATTCGGTTTTTCTTCGTATACGGCGGAATTATTCGCCATGTAGCGATACTCCGGGAAGGATCCAGATTTTGCCATTCGCATCTCATCGTCGTCGAAATCCGATAATGAAATAAGAGAAGATCGCCGGACTCCTCCTGAAACAATAACACTTCCAATCATGCACATGATATCGTGGACTTCAATGGGTCTAAGCTTACGCCCCGAGGCATTTCGTATAGACCGCTTTGTAAAATTCATCAAACGAATTAATGGATCCGGTCCCGAGGCCCTTCCACCAAAAGTTTTTAGTCTGGAACCAAAAGGCCTGATATTTCCATAGTCGAACTCTACATCATATCCATTATACCAACGTTCCATCCCATATAATAGAGCTTTAGACCATCCTTCCCTGGAATCTTCTATAACGTAAACGTCAGGTTTACTAAACTTATCGTCTTTTACCGTAGGAAGATTCGAAATAAACTTTTTCTCGCACGAGAACCCCACACCAACCCCCGATGCCAATAAGAATAAAGCTTCAGAAAAACGCTTGATATCGTCGATTACCACATAAGAACAGTTATATGCAGATGCATTATTCTTATCAGCGGCCTTACCGGCAGTCCACAATAGACGCATGGAAGGAAGAACTTCTAGATTCATGATAGATTCTTCTATTTCGTAATATTCCTCTAAAGTAAGAGCATCTTGTAGCTTTTGCTCCATAAATGTCATAAATCTTCCCACCGTTTCGTTCCACCCCTCTCTCCTGGATTCCTCTTCAAGCCACCTGGCATATGTCCTTTTGTAGATGAATTGGGAATAGGGATCGCTGAAGACATTCATACCTAACCTCCGCTCTAGATTATCAACTAGTACTTGTTAAGACAAAAAGACCTCATACTATGGAAACAGTAACGATTTGAGGAGTCTTTTTCCAGAACATTTAAAAACGATTGAACCATTATATCACAGACTTAACCAAAAATCAATCGAGACATATATTAAATCGCAAGACGATTGGCATCCGTTCATTACAATATTACTAGTTTCATATTTGGGAATATAGCCAAACGGGTTATCTTATTTTTCAGCTCCAGAAGTTCTGACGATAGATTCCTTCCCGGAGAAATTGTAACTGGTATACTGATATGATCTCTGCTTACCTATCTTCACTTCAGAAGTCAAATACTTCTGAGGAAAGGTTACTTCTATCAGATCTCTTATCAGAATTATTAAAAAAATATGGAGCATCGAAAGATGTGAGGCACGATAGTGCCGAACCTATCTGAGATGCTCCATGTGCGAAGCACAGGGTTCAGTCCTATAGTCCCTTAGTCCTGATAGAAAATGGCGCGTAAGCGCATCGATACGAAAGTAAACCAAAATGGTCTAATGTAAATTAGACACACTTCTCCCAATTTAACCTTTGAACACTTTGTTCGTATCTTGATAGATCTTGTTTTGCCCTAGTGCTTATCAGGTCCTTTGTCCCTGTCCCGTAAGGGACTTTCTTTCTGTCCCGTAAGGGACTTACTAGCCTTTCGGACCTTTCGTTAAGAACCTTTCGAATCTTTCGTGGAGGGATTTTTTGATATTCCCTTCGGGAATACTGATGAAACCTGCGTTGAGATCCAAGATCTCAACTTGCTTTCATCAGTCAAAACTCTTTTTCTTTTTCATTTCCTAGGGACTCCAGAAGAATTTTTCTTTTCAAATCAAAGTTCCCTAAGAACCTTTCTTCTATCTCTTCACGATACAAAAGTTCGTGAACAGAAATGACTAGACACACTTCTCCCTTACCCGCGATTTTTTGAGTTTCGCGCAACTAAATCGCCAATGGTTGGGGGGGCTTGGAGGCGTCCAGAAACCGACAAAGAGAGCTTCCGGAACCCGAATAGGAAAGAACTCCTACCCTTGTTCCTTGTGCCTTATCGGAGTCCCCTGACGGATAACTCCTTACGGCGCCGTTCACCCTAACCCACGGGCCAACAGTATTCCGGACGAGCCCGGCAGCCGTCGACGGTTCTAGCCACCGGTGCCAGTCGTGGTTTACCGTGAGCTTGCGCCCTTGTCCCAACCTGTTAAAACTACGCACTTCCATCATGTCCATTGTATCATGTTGTCCGTGCGTATGCAAATTTCTAAGTTCCATTGTGTTCGGTTCTATTCTACCACAAGTCAAATCCAATTTCAACCTCTAAGTACTGCTTTTTTTAAAATTCATTGTACCATGCTTGTGATCTTCTCTTATAGTATCGCAGGGAACAAAAAAAGTGTCCACCATTTTTGCATCTCCATGTGTTATAATTTTTATTATGAGTAAATACGAATTTTCCGAAGAAGAAATTGCTTGGTACATGAGATTTGCCAGAAGGTTTGCATATCGCTATGCCGCCATGTTCGGCTTTTCATTTTCATCTATTGTGGATGATCTTGTACAAGAAGCCATGCTGGGGATGCTTGATGCCGCTAAGAAGTACGATCCGGCTAGACGCAATACATTTAGAAGCTATGTTACGATAAAAATGTGTGGCAGGATCATAAGTTATGTCAGAAAAGAGTTTCATCATGTTGTTGAGATAGATTCGTTAGACGAGATTGTCGAGGCTGGGATACTAGATATCTATGACGAGATTAAATCCGAGGAAAACAACGAACACGAAGAAATAAGATTAAATAGGAAATTAGATAATTTTAAGATAATTGATTCGGTAATGCCGATGCTTAGTGAAGAAGAAAAGTCAATAGTTAAGATGATTTATGTAAAAGGAATGTCATATAGATTAGTTGGGAAAGCCCTGGGAAGGTCTAAAAGTTCGGTATGGAAAAGGCATCAGGGAATTATTGAGAAAGTAAGAATTGTAGTTAAAGATATTGAGAATAGTGTTAAAAAGTAATATTTAAGGACATTTTGTTAAGAGTATGCGATACTATAATAGTAAACTATGGAAGTTTCTAACGATATATCTTCTTTGCTTGAAGTGGTTGAAAAGGGACTCGTGTCTGCAAAAGGCCCTGAAATCAAATTCAAGAAATTTGTTGAAGAGGCTTGGCACGTCACGGATCCTACGACTAAATTCTCTTCCAATTGGCATATCGATATCATATGCGATCATCTAGAGGCGGCTTACAATCGTGACATAAAACGTCTTGTCATATGCATTCCTCCGAGATTCGGAAAGTCAAGATTGTGTTCGGTATTTTTTCCGGCTTGGGCCTGGACTAAAGATCCTTCCGAGAAATTCTTGTTTTCCTCTTATTCGTCGACGCTTTCGACGGATCACAGCGTATCTTGCCGTAATGTTGTTCTTTCAAATTGGTATCAGAGGAATTGGGGCCATACGTTTAAGTTATCCGGTGACCTAAACCTTAAGACATATTTTGTAAATGATAGGACAGGATATAGGATAGCTACTTCAGTTGGTGGTGCCGGTACCGGCCTCGGTGGGACGATGATAGTCTGCGATGATCCCCACAATGTCAAAGAGGCTCCTTCGAAAGCCAAACGGCAAGCCGTTATACGATGGTGGACGACTTCCATGAGTACTCGTTTAAACGATCCAAAAACCGGAGTCATGATACTTGTTCAGCAAAGAGTCCACGAGGAAGATCTGGCAGGTTACTTGATGAAGCAAGGAGGGTGGGAAGTTCTGGAGCTTCCAATGGAATATGAGCCTCGTAGATCGAAGACTACATCAATAGGGTTCAAAGATCCGAGAACATTTGCCGGGGAGCTCCTGTGGCCTTCCATGTACGATAAGAAAGACGTTGAGCATATAAAGAAGGTGGTCGGTACATATGCCTGGGCTTCTCAGTACCAGCAGAATCCGGTACCGCCCGAGGGAGGTATCGTTAAAAAGGAATGGTGGCGTTATTTCGATTGGAATGAGCTTCCCAAAGATTCTTCCGGGAATTTGAAATTCGATGTTGTAATTCATTCATGGGATTTTTCATTTAAGTCAACTAGTGCTTCGTCTTATGTAGTCGGCCAGGTATGGGCCGCAAAAGACGCCAATCGTTATTTGCTTCATCAGATACGTAAGCGGCTTGACTTCCCCGAGTCGGTAAGGGCACTTGAGATGATGTATGCAAAATGGCCTTGTAACTATATCTTAGTTGAAGAAAAGGCTAATGGTCCTGCAGTTATTTCATATTTGAAGAGCAGGATCCCTTGTATTATTCCGTTTGATCCCGGTCATGACGATAAGGTTTCAAGATTAAATGCCATAGTCCCATTCATCGAGGCAGGTAATGTTTTACTTCCACGTAATGCGGCTTGGGTAGATGATTATATTGAGGAATTCGCTAATGCAACGCCGGAAGGCGGCGGGGCTTACTGGGACCAGATAGATTCAACTACACAAGCGCTACTACGGTTACAGCGAGGAACTAGGAAGTTATGTTGGGGACGTGACAGGAAGAGCAATAAGAAAAGCATTTTACCTAGAATATCTTTTGGTAGGAATATTGTTTCAATATCTGGGAGATCCGAAGATGAAGAAAGGTAGTAAGCATTCTGAAGAAGCTAAGTTGAAGATATCTCAATCCATGCAACAGAAATGGAATTCTAAAAATCCAAATAAATCTAATGCTGTTAGTGTCGAAAAGAGACTTGACGAGAATAAGCTGAAGGTACTTGCATCTATAGTATCTCGTGCATCTTTGGCACAATATCTCGGCAAGCAATTTGGCGGTGCCAGGGATTTGTACAAAGTTCTTGGGTACAAATCCGTTATTTCATTTAATGATTATTTGGCAAAATATACAAGAGGTGGTATTGCAAAGCGCATTGTAGATGCTCCGTCGAGTGCAACTTGGAGAAGGCCTCCTATTGTATATGAAAATAATTCAAAAAATCCCGATACTCCTTTTGAGAAAGATTGGGTTGCATTGAATAAAAGACTTAGGGTATTACATTATTTTGAACGAGTTGATCGTATTTCTGGAATAGGAAGATACGGTATTCTTATGATTGGAATAGGTGGGAGCCGGGGGAGAGATCTTTCCAAGAAGCTTGAAGGGAAGCTTGATGATCCAAATCAAATAACGCATCTATCCGTATTTTCTGAAGGAAGCGTAAGGATTAAAGAATTGGTAGATGATCGTAGCGATCCTGATTTTGGTAAGCCTTTGCTATATGAGATTACATTGTCTCCCGAGTCATACGCTTCAGTGGATTATATGAATGTTACTGTACATGCCAGTCGAGTTATTCATGTTGCAGAAGATCTTATGGAGGATGAAGTATACGGAACGCCTAGATTGCAAGCCGTATTTAATCTGCTGGATGATCTAGATAAGACTGTCCCGGGTTCGGCTGAAATGTTTTGGCAAGGAGCTTACCGAGGGCTTCATGTTGATGTTAATCCAGAATTTCAGTTAGGTGAATTGGACAATGATAGCCTTGCCGAATTGGATGAAGAGATTGAAGAATATATTCATGGGATTCGAAGGGTAATAAGAACTCAAGGTGTTGATGTTAAGCCGATTCGTTCTCAAATAGCCGATCCTTCCGGAGTATTTGATGCTATCATTACTTTAATCTCCGGTACTACCAAGATTCCAAAAAGAATTTTGTTTGGATCGGAGCGTGGTGAGCTTGCTTCGGAACAGGATGAAGTTAACTGGAATTCCAGGATCAAAGAACGGCAGGAACAATTTGCCGAGCCGGTTATTTTGCGACCTTTTGTTAATAAGATGATCGATCTTGGAGTGATTTCTCCTCCTGATGGAGTATATGATGTCCATTGGCCGTCTTTGTTTGAGATGGATGAAACTAGACAGGCTCAGGCCGTGTGGACTTGGGCTCGTGCTGCCGAGAAACTTGCCGATGCGGTTTCGGTAGGAATTATTACTAAGGAACAAGCCTTTGAGATTCTAAACGTTCCCGGTCTTATGGGATTCTCAACTATAAAAGAAGTTGATTCTAAGATTGATAGTGGTGACAATGAGAATGAAGAGGAGGAAGACTAATACTATATAGAGGTGAACGAAATTGCTAAACTTTTCGATATAAATTCAGAGGGATTATGACTGATATACGTTTATTTTCTTCCTTGACTAATGAAGCTGTTAAACGCGAAGAGAGAGAACTTAATGGGAAAATATTTTATGTATTTCCAGTAGTTGCAATTCGTGAAGGTGTGTTGAATGGATTATATATTCCGAAGGAAGTATTATCGGTATCCGCTCCTGGTTGGAATTTTTCTCCGGTTACAATAGGACATCCTAAGATTGGTAGTACATATGTTAGTGCGAGGGTGCCTGAGATTATTTCAACACTTACTGTAGGATATTTTTTTAATGTTGAATTCGATAGAGATGCTAATTCTTTAATTGGAGAGGTTTGGATAGATTCTAGCAATGTTTCCGGTTTGAGCCTAGTAGATCAACTTATCGATGATAATAAGAGATTTGATGTAAGTGTGGGTTTCTTTTCAGTAGATGAATTTAGTTCCGGTATTTTTGATGGTAATAAATATGATGTTATGGCTAAAGTGATAATTCCGGATCACTTGGCCATTCTTAAAGGTGGGGAAAGAGGAGCTTGTAGTTGGGAGGATGGGTGTGGTATCCCGAGGGTGAATAACATGAATGAAATTAATGTTAATGTTTTGAGGAGAGCTAGAACGCCTTCTTTTGAAGGTACTGAGACTATTTCTTGG